CCCGAACAGACGCATACACGATAGATAAGTTCTAACTTTGTATGGAGATATATAATGGCTACATCAACTTTTTCGGGTCCAGTAGTATCCAAAAATGGATTTATTAACACAGGACCAGGTAATGTCGTAGACGCTGACTCAAGCATAGCTTTAACAGTCGCTTCTCACTCAGGTAAAATTGTACATAATGATGCTGCTGGAGCAGTAACTTACACATTACCAGCACTAAATGCAACAGCAGACGGAGCAAGTTCAGGACCAAGTTCTGATATTGATAATCTAAATAACATTGGTGCTACATTCACAATAGTAAACTCAATAACAAAAACAGGAAGTTTAATAGTTCAAGTTGCAAACGCAAATGACATTATGACTGGTTCAGCAACAATCGTTGACACAGATACAGATGATAATACAGAAGGTTTTGTAACAGCAGCTGCATCAGATACTATTACATTAAATGGAAGCACAACAGGTGGTGTAACACACGCTACAATCACATGTACAGCTATCAGTTCAACTAAATGGAGTGTTTCAGTTACCACAGGTGGTACTGGAAACTTAGCTACACCTTTTAGTGCAGCAGTTAGTTAATAGGAGAACAATATGAGCAGTAATGGAGATATATGGGCAGTAACCCCTTCCACAAGTGCTACATACTATAGAGCAGCAGCATCCATAGCGGGTGCTGGGGCTCTGACCTTACTTACCGATGACGCAGGCCCTAACGGGGTTGGTTATAAAGTTAGATTTACTTCAGCAGGAAATGACAGCGGTATTACTTTTACTATCGTTGGTATTACTGTGGCTGATGCACTAACAGGAAACTCAACTACAGAAGTTGTTACAGGTGCAAACGCTAGTACAGCTGACTCTAGTAATTTTTTTGCTAAAGTTACAAGTATTACAGCTTCAGGTGCTTCAGCAGGTAATGTAAGTATAGGAACAACTGGGTCAATAGCTTTACCTAGAACTCGATTAAAAGGGTTTTATTATTTAGCTAGTGGTTCAGCGGGTAGTGTGAAAATGAACTTAAATAGCAGTTCAGGTACAGAGTTGTTAAACATAGCTACACCAGCTAGTGCCACTGGCACACAGGACATGTTCCTACCTGGTATGGGTATACTGACAACATCAAACGGTAGTAGTATTTCAGATTTTGCTGTAATTACTATTACTAATGTTACCAACACAGTGCTATTTTGTGGATAGATAGTTATGGCAACTACTAGAAAAAAGGGTATGGGTATTAAGACTTCGGTTAAGTCTGGTAATTTTAGAAAGACTAAATCTGGAGCGGGTATGACAACGAAAGGTGTCAAGGCCTATCGTAAAGCCAACCCTGGTAGTAAATTGAAAACAGCAGTAACTGGAAAGGTTAAAAAAGGTTCGAAAGCTGCTAAGAGACGTAAATCATTCTGTGCACGTAGTGCAGGACAGATGAAGAAGTTTCCTAAAGCAGCTAAGAATCCTAACTCAAGGTTACGTCAGGCTCGTAAGAGATGGAAATGTTAATATGGAAGATAAGGTGCAAGAAACAGTAGCGGTTCATCAAGTTGAAATAGACCATATGAAGAAAGATATAGACCATATCATTTTAAAGGTAGACAAGATGGATACTCAGATAGACCGTATAGAAAAGGCTTTATCTGAACTAAGTGGTGGCCGTAAGGTTGCTTTGTGGATGTTTAGTGGTTTAGGCGTAATCGCTGGAATTGTAGCCACTTGGTTATTTAAATAAATTACGGAGATTGGGATGGTTGATAAAGTTAAAAAGAAAAAAGTTGTAAAAAAAGCAGTAGCTAAAAAAGCTGTTAAAAAGACAGTCACTAAAAAAGCTGTTACTAAAAAAGCAGTTGCTAAAAAAGCAGTTGCTAAAAAAGCTGTTAAAAAGGCAGTAGCTAAAAAAGCTGTTAAGAAAGAAACACCAAAGAACACTAGTAAAAGTAACACTAGTAGTCCGTTTATGGAAACTACTAAAAAAGGAAACTTTAAAGACCGAGCAAAAAAAGGATTTGGAACTAAAAAGAAAGCTCCTGGTACATTAAAGAAAATAGCTAAAGTAGCTGGTAGAACTTTAAGGTCTCCAGTTGGTAAGTTTGGTATTCCAGGTGCTCTTGCAACAGCGGCTTATTTTGGGTACAAAGAGTTTGCTGGCAAAAAGAAAAAACCTGTAGCTAAAAAACCTGTAGCTAAAAAGAAAGCTCCTACTAAGAAACGTAAGCTATCTCCAGGTGAATCTAAGATAAGAAAATCTGATATTATGGGTGGTAGTAAAGGTAGATTATCAGGACCTAAAGGACCGCTAGGTGGTAAACTTGATAAAAGAAAGAAAAGCACTGTGGTCAAAAACAGAAATAGACGATTTGACCCAAAAAAAGCTAATCGTGCAGGTCAGAAATTTGGGCAACGTTAATTTTAATTTAATATAGGAGAAGGAAAATGGCAGTAGTAGGAAATAGACGAATTAGAGATAAAGCTGGTTCTAGAAATATGAAAGGAACAGCTAGAGGTGATGATTTTCAAATATCAAAAGCTCAAAAACAATTAGATGCAATAAATGCTAAGATTAATAAAAGAGGTGATAAAGGTAAATATATGCCTTTTGAAAACCAAAAAAGCAAACTTCAAGCTAAAATTAGAGACCTTAGAGGTGTTGCTAAAATGGATTTGAAAAAAAATCCTCTTAAGATTAACAATAGAGGTATGACATCTACTCGTACATTAGCTAAAGGCGAATCTAAAATTCGTAGAAGTGATATGATGAAAGGTAAGGCACCAGCATCAGCTAATCCAGAAGTTAAGAAAAAGAAAGCAAGAAGAAATGCTGCAGGAACTATGGGTCAAATGGCTTATGGTGGTAAAGTTAAGAAGATGATGGGTGGCGGTATGGCTATGAAATATGGTCATGGCGGTAAAGTTGGTAAAAAATGTCCTCGTGATGGTATTGCGATGAAAGGAAAAACAAGGGCTTAATTATGATGAAATGCAGAGGTATGGGTAAGATTAAACCAATCGCTTTTAAGAAAGGCGGTAGTACCAAAGATGCGTGTTATCATAAGGTGAAAGCTCAATATAAAGTTTTTCCAAGTGCTTATGCTTCTGGTGCTATTGCCAAGTGTAGAAAGAAAAGAGGCGGTAAAAAATAGTGGCTGTCCGTAAGACTAAAAAAGGTCTTGCTTTAAAAAGATGGTTTAAGGAAGACTGGAAAGATGTTAAGACAGGTAAAGCCTGTGGTCGTAAGAAAGGTGATAAACGTGGTACACCTTACTGCAGACCTAGTAAACGAGTGTCAAGCAAGACTCCTAAGACATCAGGAGAAATGACGGCAGCTCAAAAGAAAAAACGTATTGCTCAAAAGAAAAGACTTGGGCAACCAGCTGGTAAGCCACGTAGAGTATCAGCACTTAGAAGGACAAAGAGGAAGAAAACATAATGGCGACATCAGGAACAACAACGTTTAACTTAGATTTAAACAACCTTGTAGAAGAAGCATTTGAAAGATGTGGTGCTGAGATGCGTACAGGGTATGACTTACGTACTGCTCGCAGAAGCCTAAACTTACTTACTGCAGAGTGGGCTAACCGAGGTGTTAATCTTTGGACTATCGAAGAGGGTAGCTTATCTCTTACTGAAGGAACTATTACCTATAACTTACCTACTGATACGATTGACTTGATTGAGCAAGTTATTAGGACAGGTACAGGTACTAACCAACAAGATATTAACATCAATAGAATATCAGCTCCTACTTACGGAACAATACCTAATAAGAATGCAACAGGTAGACCCGTTCAGGTATGGATAAACAGACAAGCAACACAACCGAATATAAATGTATGGCCAGCTCCAGAAGATAACAGCTATACATTTGTCTATTGGGCACTCAAAAGAATTGAAGATGCAGGCACAGGTGTTACCACACAAGATATACCATTTAGGTTTTTACCTTGTTTAGTTGCAGGACTTGCATTTTATTTAAGTTTAAAAATACCTCAAGCAGGTGATAGAACACAGTTTTTGAAACAAGAGTACGAAGAGCAGTGGACATTAGCTTCAACTGAAGATAGAGATAAAGCTACTCTAAGACTCGCACCTCGTAGACAGCACATATAGGAGAGAAGATATGCCACAAGATATAAAAGGTAAAAAATATATATCAGCAGAAAAGTTAGTTAATAGGAGAAAGCCATCAGTTAGAAGACCTATAAAGAAAAGAGTAACAACTAAACCTGAAAAGAAGTTTCCTGATTTTGATGGTAATAACAAAATAACTCAAAGAGATATTTTAATAGGTAAAGGAGTTGTTAAAGCAAAAAAAGGTGGTTCAGTTAAAAAGAAAGCTGTTAAAAAAGCTTTTAAACCTCATATGATGTATGACAAAAAGACAGGTAAGGGTGTAAAAGCTCCTACCATGGCTAAACATTTAGCCTTAAAGAAAAAAGGTTATGGTCATACTAAACCTAGGAAAAAGTAAATGAGTAGTAAATACGCTTCAGCAAAACATACGATTGCCGAGTGCGACAGATGTGGCTTTCAATATAAGTTAAAGGAACTAAAAGACTTATTTATAAGAACCACAGAAACCAATATAAAAGTTTGTAAGGAGTGTTGGGAACCAGACCATCCACAGAACATGCAAGGTATGTATCCTGTAGATGACCCTCAAGCAGTAAAAGACCCAAGACCTGATAAAAACTTAGAAGAGCAAAGAGATTATCAATATGGGTTTAACCCTGTAGGACTCAATAATCCTTTACAATTAGAGGGATTAGTAGATAATTTAGAAAGTAACGGACAAATAGGGTTGGTTACTATTACAACAACTTAGGAGTAAATGATGAACAAAGACAGAAAAGGAGCTAAGGTAACTTACAAGCAACCTGAAAATGTTGCTACACCTAATACAGGTGGTTATCCTGAGAAGGATGTAAAGACTGAAGGTGTGGTTACTCGTGGTAACGGAGCAGCTACAAAAGGAACTAAAGCTAGAGGACCAATGGCATAATGACTTATACTGAGTTAGTAGCAGCAATCAAATCGTACACAGAGAATGACTATAGTACGACTGATGTTAATACTTTTATTCAAAATGCAGAGCAACGCATACATAACACTGTGCAGTTACCCGACCTACGTAAGAATGTAACAGGCACAATGACATCTGGTAATAAATATTTTTCTTTACCTAGTGATTGGTTATCTACGTTTAGTATTGCTGTTATAAATACTGACAACGAATACACTTATCTTTTGAATAAAGATGTTAACTTTGTGAGAGAGTCGTTCCCTGATACTGATTCAGGGTTCTATGGAAAACCTGAATATTATGGTATATTTGACGATAATACAATGATATTGGGGCCAACACCTGATGCTAATTACAGTGCTGAGTTACATTATTACTATTACCCAGAAAGCATTGTTACTGCTGGTAATACTTGGTTGGGGGACAACTTTGATACTGCATTGTTTTATGGTGCATTACTGGAAGCAGCTGCGTTTATGAAAGAAGACCCAGATACAGTAACTCAATACACAGCAAGGTATAGTGAAGTTATGCAGTTATTGAAAAACTTAGGTGATGGTAAAAATAGACGTGATGCTTATAGAAGTGGACAAGAGAGGATACCCGTAAGAAATGGATAATCAAGCAAAACTATTACAAGGTGTTGATTATGATGTAATTACTACATCAGACGGAGGGATGACACCTGAGCAAGTAGCAGAATTGTGCCTTGCTAAAATAATTTATGTAGGTGATGAGGCTAATCCTTTATTAAAGGAGCAGGCTCTAGCTTACAAAGATAGCATTAGACAAGTTCTAGTGTTTTATATGAAACAGGCTATAAAGTCTAATCATACAACTATAGCGAATAAACTGCATAAGGCAGGGCATTCTGAATTAACTAAACTTTTGGAGATATAAAATGGCAATTTCTCAAGCAATGTGTACTTCATTTAAAGTTGAGTTGTTGAATGGTATTCATGCATTTAGTACAACAGTGGCTCGTGGTAATACGAACGCTGATAGTTTTAAATTAGCATTATATACTTCATCAGCTTCTTTAGGTGCTGGTACTACAGCATATACAACTTCTGGTGAAGCATCAGGAACAGGATATACAGCAGCAGGTGCAGCACTTACAGCGGTAGCTCCTACATCATCTGGAACTACAGCGTTTTTAGATTTTAATGATTTAACATTTTCTACAGCTACAATTACAGCTCGTGGTGCGTTAATTTATAACGACACACAAAGTGACAAAGCAGTTGCAGTGTTAGATTTTGGTGCAGATAAGACATCTACAGCAGGAGACTTTACAGTAGTATTTCCTGCAGCTGACGCTTCAAATGCAATCATACGTATAGCTTAAATATATAAACTAATGGAGATGCAGCGTTTATTTTTTATAGCTATAGTTGTAATAGTTTTTGTACATACAGCTACAATACACGCTGCGGACTCAAATATATATTATAAAGACCAGCCGCCAGCATCAGCTATTTCACCTTCTATTTCTATTGGTGGTGCTATGGATGTTTGTGTAGTCGTAAGGACAGGTGCTATTGGTACAGGATTATTTAATGCGTCAGCTGGTATACACGTAGTTGACAAAAATTGTGAACGAATCAAACTCAGCAGAAGTCTTGCTCAACTTGGACTTAAGGTGTCAGCTACGGCTATCTTATGCCAAGACAATAGAGTTTTTACAGCCATGCTGGCTGCAGGAAGCCCGTGTCCTATAGATGGATTAGTGGGTAAAGAAGCGAAAGCTAAATACATAGAACTAGGAATAATAGATGAACAAAATAATATTGTGGGCAATCCTAATGTCTTGCATGTCAATATTAGTAAGCCACGCCGAGACGACTACTTCGGACAACCTACTAGATAACAATACATTTGACGAGAATACTAATGGATGGACCTTATCTGATTCTAATGTTAAGCGGGACGCTAATTCTTATAGTGATGCAGGTAACAGCCCTACTATAAGATTTAATGGCCAAAACTCTACTATTACTCAATCTGTAGATACTTCTGGGTTAGAAGCTAATAAAGAAATTACAGGTCTTACTGTTAAGTATCATGGTTATGGCTGCGGTAATACACCCAACGGTTGGTGTACTGCTGGTGGCGATGACACGATTGTTACTAATGTTACTTTGAAAAACGAAGCAGGTACTGAAGTTTCTACTAACACCACAGCAGTGCCTTACGAAGACGGTTGGACTCATCACACATTTACCAAATCTATTAATGATACCTTTTTAACAGGTGAGACTGGAATAACATTTAGCTTACAAGGTATTGATACAGGAGACTCTAGTGGTTGGTTAGGTCCTATTACCGATAACTATGAGCTGTTAGTAACGTATCAAGATTATGTAGCTCCTGTTGTTATTGAACCTGTTGTGGTTGTACCTGTTGTTGAGACTGTTGTTGAGACTGTTGTTATTGAACCTACTATGATTGGCACTATAGATTTATCTACTGAAGTTACTTTAGATTTAATACAAGATGTTCAAATAATGCCTGAAATACCAACTATTGAATTAACTCCTGAAATAGGTAATATGGATGTCGGTATTGATATGAACATGGATATACCTACAGATATGTCAATAGATGCACCTGTAGAAATAGCTAGTATAAATATGCCTATTAGTGTACCCACTGTAGAAATTCAAGTTATAGAAGTTGCTCCTCAAATTGAGGCTGTACAAGAAATTCAAGAGATTCAAGAACTACCTGAAATAAATATTGAAGAGTCTATAGAAATAGAGTCTGAGATGGTTGAGGTAGAAACTCCTGAAGAATTAAAAGAGCCTGATATGCAAGAAGACATGGAGGTTGTAAAAAATGATGAACAAGAGACAGAGCCAGAGAGTAAAACAAATGATGACAGCATCGTATCAAACGGAGGTACCGATGAACCAAAAGCCAAAGAAGAAAAAAGTGTCAACAAAAAGAAAAAAGATACTAAGAAAACCAGCACAAAAAAAGAAACAATTAAAGACAAAACTGTCGCTAATAAATCGACTAAAACTAGCAAGCCAAAAGCTGTGGCTGAAGTTCAAAAACCTACTACAAACGCTGATAACTTGGG